AGGTAGTAGAATTGAGATTGTTTCATTCATCTTTGTCTTTATGTATGTTATACAAATATAAGTATCGCCTAACGGCTTTTTATTTCTCTTTTTTCTGAATCACGAACCAATCACCATTCGGCCCGCCCATCAATGTGATTCCGTCATAAGGTCTGTCCATTGAATACGAATCTTCCCCATCAATGCGTTCACCAGATTGCGGCGTCAATGAAATGTTTTTGTTTGCCGCAATCGTGCCATCCGTTTTGAATCGCATAATCAACCCCGGTTCGGATGACGGCAAGTTCAATGTATACGTTCCCGTTTCACTGCCACTTTCAAAATCAATAAAATTAAAATTGTTGGACGCTGATAATGTTTCCGAACCGCTTGGCGTTCCCGTCACTTCATTCAATGTGACATTCACGCGCCCCGTTGTTGTGAACTCACCAACTGATGTGGCCGACAATACCGAATTGCCAGTGACATCCAAACGCCCCGTCAATCCAGTGTTCCCACCGACATCCAAATCGGTGCCGACGTTCGCCGTGGTTGTCACATCCAAAATGTTTGAATCCAAATTGATGACGTCCAAACCACTGAACGATGTGTTGCCCGTGATTCCGTTCACACCATCAAAGAATGTGACATCCGTTTTGGTCGTTGAAACATCGAACGTTGGCGTGATTGCCGCGCGACTTATTGCGAACCATTCACCATCCCATTCATCCGTATTGGCTGAATATGTTCCGCCCAACTGAATCCAATTCTTTGAATCAAAAACCAATCGTTGACGGAAATCGTGTGAACTATAAAAACGCCCCATATATTTTTGAATCGGCGCGTCCATCAATTTTAAAAATTCTTGACAAACCAATTTTTGGATTTCAACGTATGAACCGGAATTGCCTTCGCGCCAATTGGTATATGGAATACGAATGTTGATTCCTAAAGTTGTCACTTGTTTGACCAACGAACCTTGTTCACCATTGCCCGTGAACAAATTCATTTCGGGCAGTTCGTAAGAAAGATTTGATTTGATTTTTGTGTTCGGTGAAATCGCGCGTGTTCTTATCGTTTCATTGGTGATTCCTTCACCATTGGTTGTGGTAAGATTCCGCGTTTCCATTTGCCACCCGTACTGATTAGCGGCATTCAATGTGTGCGTTGTTCCGCTTGATTTTAAGAACTCCACGAATTCCCAATCAAAGGAAACGTCGCCGTCGGCGGGTGTGACCGGTGTGATGACCGATGTGTTTCCAGTGACCAACAATTCATCGCGGTCGTATTCTTGCAATGGGCCAATGACAACTTCATAACCCGAACCCGCTTGTGTGGTTGTCCAACTGATTGCGCCAGGTGTTATTCCCGTGTATGTGCGCTTCAAATAGTAGGTGACGTTGTTGTTGAAATCGTACAATTCGACGTTCAATCGCAACTTCATAAAGATGTTACCGGGGCCGACTGGCGTGTTTATTGTGACACCACCAACGTGGTGGAATCCAAAGAAGATTTGATTCGCTGGCGTTGACGCTATGAATCCAACGTTTGTTGTTGGTTGTGCTACACCATCAGAAGTGACACCAATCAACGCTTTTGGTTCCTTGTTTACAACAACGGAAACATTGCTAACCGCGGGTAAAAAGTTGAAAAGATTGCCAGCCAAACGCGCCTTGTTGGACGTTTGGTCGATGGTCTTGTTGTAGCTAACCGATGCAGAATCAATTTTTGTTTTGTCCTTTTTATATCGGTGTTCAATCATTGATGACGCTTCACGCGTGAACAATTGTTCCAATCGGTATTGCCCCTTTGAATAGTAGAAACGTAAGCCGAACAAATAACACATTTGTTCCAACACTTCCATCCACGTTTTGCCCGTGATAACGCCATCCTCGTCAATCGTATCGTAAGCGCGAAAATCTGCCCACGTTTCATCTAACGGATTGTTGTTCGCGTTGTAGGTCATTTCTTGTGCCCACCAATCGCACACAACCGCCAACACGGGGTGTTCGCTTCCGTATATACCCAACACCCCCGCGCCATCAAGCGCGTTGATGAACTGGTTGGTGAATTGTCTGAATGAAGATGTTGTGACCAATGAATCATTCAACTTTGAAATCCCGTCGGTCGCTTGAATGTTTAGAACGTAAGGTTGCGAAATATCTTCAACCTCAATAATATCTTGCACGATGTAGCCACCCCAATGAAAGTCAAGATAAACAACTTGTTCTTCATCGGGTGAAAATGACATCACCAATCCATTGTCGGAAACCTTTGTTGTATTGTACCAAGTGTTGGCATCTTCACCATTAAATTCACCTTTCCAAATCTTGACGAAATAGCGGTCTTGTTGGTACTGCTTGAGCGTGTTGAAAAACGCGGTTGTCGCTGAATCTTGAACGTACATTCCAAACGATACCGACGACCCAATGATTGGGGAATACACATTGTCCGTTTGCCCCGAATAGTTCAACTGAAATCCATCACCCGTGACGCTGAATTGGTCCGGGCTTGTTCCCGTATATTCGTCGTCCCAAATTTCAATCAAGTAAAAATGTCCGTAGCTACTGCGGAACTCGGAAAATAGTTTTGGATTCGCCATATTTTAAAAACCTCTTTGTCTTGTTCGGTTGCGTGATGCGCGTTCGTTGGACAACAAAATGTCCGCCCCGCTGATTCGGCCAGTGACGACAACATTTTGTCCGCCGCCGCCTTCCATCATTGTGTTTAATTTTGATAACGGAATCACCGCTTCGGATTCTCGACCCTCGCCAATCAACGCAAGTGTTGGACCCGTTACAACACCACCTTCGGCCAGTGCTGGGATATCGCCACCCGCCGCTTTTGACATCGATGCGCGAATAGCACCCGCCGCCGCAACCATTGCAATACCAGCACCAACGGCCAACGCCGCACCCATTGGTGTGGGACCTAACGCTAACGCCTTGACAAATGCCTCAACACTGATTCCGTATTGAATAAACATCCGACCAAGTTGGTCTAATAGCCCGGCGAATTGACCAAGCAAGAATCCACTCAAATCAGCAAATGACGCTTCACCCATAACCATCGCGCCAGCGATTTCTGCCATTCCCGCAATCGTGTCTATTGATGTGCGGTGCATCACATTGGCGATTTCGTTTCCGAGTTCCTTGTATTTCGCGGCAAACATTTTCGCCGTTTCATATGCCTTGCGGAATGAATTGTCAAATTCGTCGGCGGCATCGCCCGTATCTTCAAATCTGTCTGCAATTTCTGATTCTGCATCGGTATATTCATCACGTAATGAAATAACTCTTGCTAATTCATCAGCGTATTCCTTAATAGGGTCTTTTGCTTTTTTTGCCGCCTCGCCAGTTTTGGCAATATTTCCAGCCGTGCCGTTTGCCACATCACCCGCCCCCGTTAGCGATTCGGTAACTTCATCAATTCTTTCCGCAAACCTTGACATTTCCATTTGCGAACCCTCAACAATAGCTGAATATGTTCCAACCTCACTATGTGCGTTTGAAACTTCTTGCGCTAAAGAATGAAACGGATGCGCGAAATCGCTTGTTGAAATTCTTAACGCTTCTTGCGCCGTTATCGTTTCGCCAGTTGAATTTTTATAAGCAATCATTGCATCGTCCAACCTTCTTTGTGCTGGCTCCAATTGCTTCATTGCTTCAACCGCCCTTTTTGATGCTTCGGCCAATTGGTCTTGCGCGGCAATCATAACGACTTTTTTCGCCATTTGATTGTTCATTTCCTTTTGCGCGGTCGTGATATCTTCAACGGAATCCTTTTCGTCAATAAGATTTGGCAATAAATCTTTGTATTCCGTGTTCAATCGTTTTATCAAACGCGAACGTTGTTCATTGGAAATGTTTTGGTCTTTGATTGTTTCAATCAACTTGTTGGCTTGCGATTGGCGAACTTTTGTTTTCGCAATATCTTCGCGCGCGCCATCCGTTAAAGTTTTGTCAACTTTGACCGCTTCTTTTTTCTTTCTATTTAATAGCGTAAACGCCGCCGCTAAAGCTACAACCGCCGTGATGACCAAGCCAATTGGGTTGGCTCTCAAAACCATATTGTAAATGCGTTGCAACGCCGTGGCGGTTTTTGTCGTGATGTTTGATTTTATCATCACCGCACGCAATAAAACAAAATTTCGAATCAAGCCACCAATTAAGAACATCAACGGGCCGATTGCCGCAAGTATTGCACCAAAAACAACGGCGGTTTTCTTTGCCGATGGCGACATTTTATTCAACTTACCCGCAAGTTTTGCGAATCCCTCAATCATTGGAACAACGGCTTCAGCGACAATTTCACCAATTGAAATTCCCAATCCTTCCATTGCGGATTCAAGACGCTTCCCAGCACCAAAAGCATTGTCGCCCATGATATCGGCCATTTCTTTTGCCGCACCCGCTGAATTTTCGAATTCTTTAGTTAATGGTTTGATTTGCTGAACGCCTTCCGCAAGAATCAAAAGTGCCGATTGTGCTGAACGTCCAACCTCATCCTTTGCATCGGCAAGGTTCAAGCCTTGTGATGCTAAATCGGCAATGGCTTCCGATGTTGGTTTTCCCGACGCGCCTATCTCTGAAATGATACGACGCAAAGCCGTACCCGCCGCCGAACCTTTAATACCATTATTTGCAAGAACCGCCAACATTGCGGATGTTTCTTCAATGGACATTCCCGCGCTTTTCGCAACGGGCGCGACATACTTCATTGATTCGGCGAAAGTGTCCATTCCAAGTGCGGACGTGCTAAACGATTTTGCCATCACATCCGTGACACGACCCGTTTCGCTTGCATCCAATCCAAACGCGCGCAATGTAGAACCAGCAACTTCAGCGGCACGCGCCAAATCGCTTCCCGACGCTTGCGCCAATGCTAATGTTGATTCGGTGACCTTTGTGATTTCCGTTGCCGTGAAACCAAGTTTTGCGAACTCCGTTTGTAATTCCGCCACTTGACTTGCACTGAACATCGTGGATGCTCCCAAATCTTTGGCGTTTTGTGATAACGCTTTAAATTCTTCAGCGGTCGCACCCGATACGGCTTTGACTTTGGACATTTCCGCCTCAAAGCCTTTGAACACATTAAACGATACCGCACCCAACGCCACCAATGGCGCGGTCAACTTCATCGACAAGTTCTTGCCGGTTTGTTGCATCTTGCGCCCCATCTTGTCCATTGAACGTTCGGCCTTGTTTAGACCCTTACGGAATGGCGCGATGTTCGCGGTTAGTCGGAAATTTAATGAACTAAGACTTGCCATTGGCTTTTGCGCGTTGTTTGCGTTCGTTTATCACTTCTAATATTTCGCCCCGTGTCCAAACCTTGCGGTCCTTTTTCGGTTTGCTTTCCCAAGGAAACACAATCAAATCTTTTGGCTTGATGCGCTTCTTTGTGTGTGGATTCAAAAGGATTGTTGTCATCCAACGCGTCCTTTCCCAATCCGTTTGTTCCCTTCGGTTTTGACGTTCGTTCCAACCTTCAACCAAGTTCCCCCACTCGCGTGGCAATAGGTCATAAAATTGGGACGGCATCAATCCAATTTGACCGAACGCGAACGCTTCCAACGTGTCCCATGTTGCAACGTCACCTTGTTGCGACGTTCGGTCATTTACTTTTTTTCACTACCCGATGAAAATTGTTCTTCAAAGACGGCGAACGCCTTTTCAATCAATGTTTCATCTTCGTCAATCCAGTCGGCAACATCCGCCACATCATAGCGGAATGGTGCCTTTTCTTTTCTTGCGCCGTCTTTGAATCCGCAATACATCAATGTTATTGCTTGGTCCAAAGTCATATCGTCGCCAAGGTTTTCCAATTGTGCCAATGTTGTTCCCGTCATTCTTGAGAATTCACGCAAGGCGTTGAATCCAAATCGAATAGGGTGTTTACGTTCCCCGATTTCAATAATTGTTGTCATATTGTTGTTTTTGTTGTTGTTGGTAATAAAGGGACCGCCCAACGGACGGCCCCGAATCATTTTGTTGGTTATGAAACCGCCGCTTGAGTCAATACGCCAGTTCCCGTGAATCCGAACGAGAAAGAAACATTTTCTTCAACGCCCGCTTCTTGTTCGTAGCTTGTCAAGTATGCGTCGCCAGTGTAGTCAACTTCGCCGCTCGTTGCAGAACCAAACTTCACTTTGACAAGTGTGCGGTTTGACAACAATGTGAAAAGGTCGTCCGGTGTGTCGTAATCACCCGAAATTGAGTAAGTCACCAACCCGTCGCCACTAAGTGACCACGCTTTCAAACCCTCAAGATTCTCTTGCCATCCGGCTGAATCTTTTGTTGTGGTGTCGCGCACTTCCATTGATGTGCTTAATGATGCCGATGTTGCACGGCCAATGATGTCGTAAGTTGTTCCGCCATCTTCTGAAATTTGAATCACAACATCCGTTGAATTCATAATGCTTGTTGAAGCCATTTTAGTTGTTTTTTATCGTTTTTAAATTTAGTAAATCAATCGCGTGAAACCCGAAATTTCAAATCAACTTGTGACCCAAACGTTCGTTCATCATCGCTAAACAAATCGCGTTGGCCTTCAAAGGCGCACGATTTTACTTTCACCCCGCCAATCGTTTGGTCCATTCTTACGAATGCACTCCGAACGTATTCAACGGCGTTTTGTGTGTCCGAATACTTTGTTGAAATCAACGTGATTCGAACATCTATTTCGTCAATATGCGAATCGCTTTCTTTCGACATACTTGTTGTGATATTGACAACCTCGTAAATCGCGAACGGCGTCGCTTTTGTTTGCGCTCCTATCACTGGAAACACTCGCCCACCAAACAACGTGTTCAATGCTGAATCGCTGGTGAACTTTGATTTGATAACCTTTCCAATCATATTCGTGCGGCTTTTACCTTTTTATTCAAAAATGAACGCATCAATTTTTTGAATTCGTTTCCAACGCCACCCGAATTTTTCGTTCGTGCGCGTTTGGCAAATCCTTTGTTTGGTCCGCTATATTGTCCGTCCCTTAAATATCCGTATTCCAAAAAGTGCGCGAACCAACCACCTTTTTCCGGGTCGCTAAATGTACGCTTCACCCTTGGACCAACTTGCAATGATGCAAACGTCGCCCCACGATTCACACGCGTGGTGATGATACCCATTGATTTTTTTAATTGGCCTTTGGTTATTTCGGCATAAATGCCGCCGTTTCGGTACACCTTAAACGTTCCCGAACTGATGTTCGTGATTTCGTCTTTGTACGCCTTCACCATCGGCTTTAATGACTTGCGTGCAATGCGACGGATTTGCGCCGTTGTGACGCCATCGTGTAAGTTTTCCAACTCTTTGAAAGCGCGTTCAAATTCCTTCTTGATATCCTTTTCGTCAAACCCAATGAAAGCACCACCCGAACCACCGCCCGTGCGTTTGCTTCTTGCCGACATCATTCTTTCCGCCGTTGTTCCCATTAGTCTGCAAATCTTGTCACAATCTTTTGGAACGACTTGCGTGCGTCTTCATTCAAAATCGCTTCGATTGTGTAGGTTTTATTGTCGTATACAATTTGCATTTGCTCGTTAATGTCTGAGCGGTAACGAATGAAAAATTCGACTTTTTGCGTGGCGACCATTTGGTTCCCGTCTTCACCTTCATTGCCGCTTTTCTCCGCGACCTTTGCCCAAACATTGGCCAAGGTTGTGAACGACAAAATCACCTCACCAAAATCATCGGTTGATTCGGTGAACGATTGAATCGCAATTCTGCGGTCTAATTGTCCCGACTGGTCAATCATTAGAATGTGAAGATTCGATATGGGTTCCACAAATATTCGGATGCCGTTGGCAGTTGACGAACGCGGTCCATTCTTTGGTCGTACAATTCAGAGATGACCAACATCATCCCTTGAATCAACGGCTTTGGAATTGCCGAAACATCAGTCCCTACAACATAGCGAACAATTAATTGGTTGATAACACCCGCGCCCGTTGTCCATCCACCGATGGATTGAATGCGTGCGGGTTCTGAAATTAAATCGGTCGTGTACAACGATGACGAAATCACCGCCGTTGAACCAATTTCATCTACATAAGAAACTGAATCAATTGATGCAACTGGTCCGCGTGATAAGTACAACAAGTTCGATTGACCATCCCAATGATTGCGTGGGAATTGGTCGAAATATTCATCGATTGTTGTCGTCACCAAAATGCGTCGCGTGTATTGTTCACACATCTCACGTGATGCCGATATCAATGCCGAAATCAATGTGTCGTCATCGCTATGGTCAACGCGCAAAAAATTCTTTGCTTCCGTCAATGTGATGGGTTCGGACGCCGCGGGCGTTACAATATCAATTGCCATTTGTTAGCGTGTTTCTTTTGTATTGGTCTTTTTCACCGCCTTCTTTGCGCGTGCTTTTGGTGCTTCGGCAATTGCCTCACAAAAACCCGCATTCAAAAAATCGGTCAACATCTCATCGGAGTGGATTTCCACCACCGCGTGTTTGCGGTAGTGGAATCCGTTACCCGATACAGATTTCAAAAATCTGACTTTCATAATTAGGCTTGAGCCAAGTATTTAACCGCACGTGAATCAAGAACCTTCGCATCCTTACGAGCGTAAGAAACGAAACCAACTTCTAATTCATCCATATAGCGTTCGTTCAAACGTACCATTTGAACACCACCAGCAGAACGAACAACGAACTTGCTGAAATCTGCCGCCAATAGGGTCTTGTTGCCCGTTGCGATGCTTGATTCCATATCGTTGTTGTAGTATAGGTTGAATCCAAATAATTTGTCCGGCTCACCAACCGTCATCGACGGGATGAAAATCGGAAAATCGTTGGCACTGCCAAGGCCTAAACTACGAATCACAGAAATTACAGAATCGTTGGCCATAAGCCCGAAGGTTGGCTTGTTTCTATAACTTGGGTCGATTGAGTGGATGAGGTCCAAAATATCGTCTGCAACGATTGCCGTTGCAGATGCCGCGGTGTTTCCTAAAGATGCACCCGTGATGATACCTTGTGGCTGGCTTGAACCAGTTCCAGTTGTGAATGCCGCGTTTGTTGCGCGTGCGATTCTTTCGCCCATTGCCTCAGCAAGGAATGCGTTCAAATCGAATGCGTTGTCTTGCAACAATTGCATTGACACACGAACTTGCGATGCGTAGTTGTAAGCACTCAATTGAGCGTTTGCGAATGTCATATCTTGAACAGTGACCGCCGCCGCTTCAGCAGTTAAACCAGCATCAGTTGCCGTGTCGTTAATTGTAGGATAATCCAACAATGCGCCACCCGCCGTGTTTAATTTTTTAGCTAAACGCTCAACCTCACCAGTGAACAATGTCGCCATATCCAATTCGTTGCTGAAATCTTGAGGTACTAAGAAACCACCCAAAGAATCAGTTCCAGCGATTTGCGTGCTTGTTCCACGTAATTCACTCATAATTGAACGCTCGTTTGCGCTCAAAGAACCCATTCCGTTGCGTAGGTATTTTTCGAATGCACCTTTGCGAGTTGCTTTTGGAGCCGCTTCACGAACTTCAGCATTTGCCGCCAATTCTTTCTTTAGTTCGCTTGCGCGCTCTAAAGTGTCGATTTGGGTTTTGATGCTTCTTGCATCCGCTTCCATTGCGTCAAATTTTGATTGCTCTTCAGAGTTCAAAGAACGACCTTCTTTTTGTGCAGCGTCAACGATTGCCGTTGCGCCTTTGATTAGTTCCGCGCGTTGTCCGCGCAATTCGATGTTTTTCATCGTGTTAAAAATTTAGAATTTTACTTTTATACAAATAAATGTCGGGCCCTTCATCCTTGGTTTCCACATCTTCGGATTCGGTATTTTCTACCGATGCCGCTTTCGCTTCTTCTTTGGGTTCCGTTTCCAAATCGCGCTTCAGCTCCGATGTTGAATCCGGATAAGCCGGTTGGCTTACGGGGCTTACATCAAGCAAACGTGATACTTTTTCAATGATTCGGTAAGTTACACCATCGCGTTGTTCCCATTTATCTTGTTCGATTAGGAAAGCGAATGAACTTTGATTGACGTCGCCGCGCTTCATCAATTCCGCTAAATCATTGGCATATGTTGTATTGGGCAAATCAACCTCATAAAACAAACCGCGTTTGTCCGTGCTGATTCTTAGCGTGCCGCTCGACACACGTCCCAACAATAAATTTTCGTCGTGGTTAAAATAGGCGCGAACATCGTTGTCCATTACGCCGTCAAACGCACCCGTTGCAATTTGTTCGTAGAAACCACCCATCCATTCGGAATCCGAATTGTAAATGGCGGCATAACCACGAATCGTGTTTCCATTTTGTTCCGCGCTTTCCATTCGGAATTCGCGTTGTTCTTTTACGACTGAAGACTTGCGAACTTCGGCGTCAAATTTTTCTAATGCGCTGAATCTATGAACAACGTTCAACACTGGTTTGCGCTCAACGTATGCGTCTGATTCTGAATCGTAGCGGTAAATTCTAATTAATGCCGCCGGGTCATCGGTTGTTCCGTTGACTTTGAATCCCGAATCCGCTTCCAATTCGCCGTCCGTTTCAACTTGAATGATTCGGCCATAAGCATTGCCGCCCGATGAGTTCCAACGCACAAAGTCACCAACCGCCAATTCGTTTGGTTCGGC